TGGCTGAAGGTATACTTGATAGTATTAAGAATATGTTCAAGCCAAAAGATCCTACTCCAGTCACACCGGTAACATCTGTTGATATCGTTACTGGATATAAAACTGATCCTGAGTTCAAAGCGCAAATTGACCAGATTGCAAAACAGCAAGGCATGACTCCGCAAGCGTTGATAGCACATATTAAACAAGGGTTAGATGCAGGTGCAGATGTGATAGGAGTTGGTGAAGGTACTCACACACAACATGATAGAGACTTGAATCCAAATGATTATGAGCGTCCCCCAACCGATTGGAGTACTGATCCAATTGAAGCTGGAACAGATAGAATTCATCAAAAGATAGCAAGTGTATTGAAGAGGTTGTCTAAGCCAGCAGCTAAACCATTAGACAAGAGTAAGACTGATATCGGTAGTGTATTAGAAGCAGCATTACCTTGGGAAGATGATGAGGAAGATAAGGATGACAAGAAACCTAAAGATACTAAAGGTAGTGATGGTTCTGAACACGGAGGTCATTCCAGAGCAAAGCATCTAGCAAAGAATGCGATTCCAAAAGAGAAAGAAGAAGTCAATGAGATGGACAAGAGCCAAACACCTCCGGGTCGTGACGGTGGTCCTCGTGAGGGTCCAGAGAAAATAGCAACGCCAATATCAAAAGAAAAAATGATCAAACACGCGCTTGGTACGCTTACCAAATCAATGGATAAAAAAGATGACAAGAAAGAAGTTAAAGAAGGTCAAGAAGACCTAGACGCTATTCTAAGAATCATTAGAAAGTAAAGGGTAAATTACCCATCAAAAACCTCACTTAAAAAGTGAGGTTTGCCATAACAGGCATAAATACTATTGACAGGACGAGAAAGTATTGCTATACTTACTCATCGTGTTAGTTACTTCATGGTGAAGTAGCGAATTAAAAAAACGAGACCATCTCAAATTTATAAGGAATATTTATATGGCATCATTAGCAGACATCCGCGCACGTATCGCAGCGCAAGACACAAAATCAAACAACAAGGGTTCAAACACCCAATCAGATAATTCTATCTACCCTCACTGGAACATGGACGAAGGCACTACTGCTAGTATTCGTTTCTTGCCAGATGGTGATACAAAGAACGAATTCTTCTGGGTAGAAAAACAAATCATCAAACTTACATTTAATGGAGTCAAGGGTGACAGCAACGCAAAACAAGTAGTCGTTCAAGTTCCATGTGTTGAAATGTACAACGATGGTTCAACTTGTCCTATCTTGGCTGAGGTTCGTCCTTGGTACAAAGACGAGACATTGAAAGAAATGGCTAACAAGTATTGGAAGAAGCGTAGTTACATTTTCCAAGGCTTTGTACGTCAAAACCCACTTGGAGATGACAAGACTCCAGCGAATCCAATTCGTAGGTTCGTTATCAGTCCGCAAATTATTCCAATCATTAAGAGTGGATTACTTGATCCTGAAATCATGGAATTGCCTACAGACTATACACGTGGTCTTGACTTCAACATCAAGAAGTCTAGCAAGGGTGGATATGCAGATTACAGTACAAGTAACTGGGCACGTAGAGAAACAGCATTGACTGAGGCTGAACAAGCAGCAATTGAAGCACACGGATTGTTCAATCTTAGTGACTTCTTGCCTAAGAAGCCAGGTGAGGCTGAACTACGCATTATGAAAGAAATGTTTGAAGCATCAGTAGAAGGTGAAGCATACGACAACGCACGTTGGGGTAATTACTTTCGCCCATGGGGATTAGATGCTCCAGCAGGTTCACAAAGTGAATCAGCACCCTTGCCAACTCGCACTGCTCCAGTAGCAGCAACTAATCTACCCGATTGGGAAGGTGACGTTGCGGCAGCAGAAGCATCTTTCACTAGTGCTCCTGTAGTTGTTCCAGCAGCATCTACATCAAGTGACAAAGCACAAGATATTTTAGCGATGATTCGTAGTCGCCAAAAGACTGCTTAAATCTATATAGGGGCTACGGCCCCTATCTTAGGAGAACACTATGACATTACCAGACGAAAGATATCGTGCCCTAAAGCAAGGTAAAAAATTATTAGAGGAATTGTGTGATCCTGGTCGTACACCACGTGTACCTAGTTTAATCAGAGATCGTGCAAGAGCCGCACTAAGGCATTATCCGCAAGATTGGGAAATTGACTCAATGGCAGAAAAATGTCCCGATATACTTGATAAGTTATCATTTAATGATAGAATATACTTAACAGGCACAAACAACAGATAACAAAGAAAGAGAGATTATCAATGGCAAAACCATTTGACGTATCGAAATTTAGAAAAGAAATTACAAAGTCCATCGAAGGACTAAGCATAGGATACAACGATCCAACCGATTGGATCAGTACAGGAAATTATGGACTCAATTATCTCATTAGCGGTGATTTTCATAAAGGCGTTCCTCTTGGTAAAGTTACTGTCTTTGCCGGAGAGAGCGGATCAGGGAAAAGTTTCATCTGCTCAGGAAACCTTGTAAGACACGCACAACAACAAGGCATCTATGTGGTTCTGATTGATACAGAAAACGCATTAGATGAAAAGTGGCTACACGCATTAGGTGTAGATACAAGCGAAACTAAATTGCTTAAACTAAACATGGCTATGATTGATGATGTAGGTAAGACTATATCAGAATTTATGAAGTCATATAAACTAATGTCAGAAGATGACAAACCAAAAGTATTGTTTATCATTGACAGTCTTGGTATGCTATTGACACCAACTGATGTTAATCAGTTTGAAGCAGGTGATATGAAAGGTGACATGGGTCGTAAGCCTAAAGCACTAACAGCACTTGTTCGTAACTGTGTGAATATGTTTGGTAGTCACAATGTAGGATTGGTCGCTACTAACCACACATATGCAAGTCAGGATATGTTTGACCCAGATGACAAGATCAGTGGTGGTCAAGGATTCGTTTACGCAAGTAGTATCGTAGTTGCTATGAAGAAACTCAAATTGAAAGAAGATGAGGATGGTAACAAGGTTGCAGAAGTGAATGGTATTCGTGCTGCTTGTAAGATTATGAAAACTCGCTATGCGAAGCCTTTTGAGAGCATTCAAGTCAAGATTCCATACGAGACAGGCATGAGTCCTTACAGTGGCTTGACTGATATGCTTGAGAAGTCTGGCGCATTGAAGAAAGAAGGCAACAGCTTGGTATACACTACCGAAGATGGTGAAGTTCTTAAAGCGTTTCGTAAAGGCTGGGAAGCAAACAAAGACGGCATACTAGATAAAGTTATGCTTGAATACACAGGAAAAACTAAAAGCGTGATAAGTAATGTAACAACACCTACGGAGGAAGTTACAGAATGAGTTTAGATACAATCGCTGAAGTTTGGGAAGCATTGCGTGAACATATTGATTTAAGTGAGCGTGATGATGCGGCAGATACACTTGTCAATTTTTTGATTGATAATAACTATGAGATAGAAGATATCAAAGATGCTTTCAAAGACAAAGATATCACTAGAGCATTGAAGGGGTATGCTGACGAACATTTTCCAGAGGAAGATGAAGATTTTGATGAAGAAGATTTAGACGAATGGGATTAAATGTCAAATTGGTACACAAGGATAACAGTCAATCTGGCTGTGATACCTGATTTTATTCAACACTTTGAAACCGAACTAGATAATGCCAAGAAAGAGGTAAAGATATACGGCAATGTTGAAAAGAACATTGCCGCTTTACCCGGCATTACCGAACATAGATTCAATCAGTTACAAGAAGTGGAAGCGGTACTTAACTACTTGAATATTCAATTACGGAAAATTCGCCGAAAACATTTTCAAAAATATTTAGAAGCGTATAATAGAGCATTGACAAGCCGTGACGCTGACAAGTATGTTGAAGGTGAAGATGAAGTTATCGAATATGAAATATTGATTAACGAAGTGGCATTACTTAGAAATCGTTGGCTTGGTATATTAAAGGGCCTTGAAGCTAAACAGTGGCAGATGGGGCATATCGTGCGGTTACGCACTAGTGGAATGGAAGATATTACAATTGGCTAAATCAAACTTAAACTCAAACTTAAACATGATACAGAAACAACTTGCAGCATATGGTAATGTTATCACTAAGGGTAGCAGTTCAATGAATGCTGTTCGGCAAAATCCTTCCTCACAAAATCATCTGCATACTCTTTTCGGAATTAATGGTACTACATCTTTTGATGACCTACATAATACTGAATATGTGAAAAAATATGAAGTATTTGAGACCACAGAAGATATACTAGCATTGAGTGTTACTTGGAATAGGTTGCGTTCACTACTCAGCTATAAAATTGATATTTTAGCTAATCCCAATGTTAGACCAACTAAACTTACTGATAGTATCTTGTTCCAAGAAATAATTCAGGAAGACAGAGACAAAGCTGAACGCATCCGTGACTATTACAGCAAGAAACTCATGGTTATAACTTTGCGTGAACAAAGGATAAGTAAATTCAGGAAGGATTTATCTACCTTCATTCATGGTGATAGTAAAGTAGTCAAAGAAGAATTGATGCCAATAATTTACCGTCTACCTGAATTCTATGAATATGATATAGGGTTTGACGAGATGGTTAGAGAATTGAATACCCGATTTGAATTTCCTGAAAATACTACAGCATGGTCAGGTACAAAAACCCTAAAGCCTATCAAAAAATTTGTAGTCAAACATAGAATAAACAAATTCTCAGAATACTGGTTGAAAGATGATGACAACAAACTATGTAAGATTGAAGTTCCAATCGACAATAAACTGAATCATCTCTGGGAACACTTTTTTGAGCAAGATTCTATTCCCCTAGTAGGGCTTTATAAGCACATGGAACGTGACGGAATTAGCTATTTTCACTTAAAAAACTGGGAAATCGACTTTACCAAAACTTGACATTAAATGGTTTTGGGTCTATAATAGAGGCTTAGATTGATTAAAGGAGCTAGTTATGACCCAAGTTTACGACCGTTTGACAGAGCAAGAAAAGCGTGAAGTTCGTATGTACGGTGTTACCGTTGCAGGTATGCGTGAAAGCATCGAATCCAGCATCACTTTCAAGTTTTCTGGTCCTGCTATGATTGCCGCTAGTTTGATGAGTGATGCACAAGAAATGATCAACACCGAGTACGGCGATGTTGACTATATGCGAGCCGAAGATGCCCGTCAATGTCTGAATCGTGCTAAGTGGGTTCTGTTTGAATATTTGTCCCCCAAGGATTGACAATAAATGGCATTTTTAATGAAAGCCAGCGAGTACTACGGTAGAAAAACCCCCGGGTGGGTAGCCGTAGTACACGGATATCCCTGGCACTTTTTTGGTCCTACAGGGAAAAAAGATGCCGAATCTGCGGTAAATAAGGCTAACCAAACTTGACATTAAATGATTTTGGGTATATAATCTAGTCTTAGATTGATTAAAGGAGAACAAAATGGGATACAGTGATTGGCAAGCATCGGTAAAGATAGAGGACATGGTTGGCAAGGTCTTCACTTCGGTAACACAAGATTGTGATGTGATGGTGTTCGAGAACGCAACCGAACGCTTTGTGTTCTTCCACTACCAAGACTGTTGCGAAAGTGTGTCCATCGAGGACATCTGCGGTGACCTGCAGGACTTGGTGGGAGAACCTTTGTTGATCGCTGAGGAAGTTTCAGGTGAGACTCCTGTAGATTTCAACGAAATGGACCATGAGAGTGTGACTTGGACCTTCTACAAGTTCGCTACCCGCAAGGGCTATGTGGATGTGCGTTGGTTGGGTGAGTCTAACGGCTACTACTCAGAAGGTGTAAGCCTGGGTCGTGAGTTGGTTGCTTGACATTAAATGGTTTTGGGTATATAATCTAGTCTTAGATTGATTAACGGAGCAAATATGTCTGAATTCACTACTTGGGAACAAATGTCTAAACTGGAACAGGCGCAAGCCATCTTCTGGGATATGTACAAGGATGCCTACGGTGTTCGCCCTCGCGGTATCGATACATCCGCTTGGGACGAGGCTACCTTTGAAGCCGAGTTAAACTACCTGCAGGACTTGATTGCCAAGAATGAGCAAGAGCGCAAGATCGCCGAACACGAGGCTGCACATGCCTTTGAAATGCGAGTGCAGAGCATCATAGACTGCGGTGCTCATAATCGTGCTATGGCCCTGCGTTGGATTCACGAGGCAGAAGGTTCTAATGGTGATGACGAGTATCTTTGCTACTTGGTTGGATTGCCCTATGCTTATTTCAAGAAGGAGGCTGTATGAGCAGCGAAAAACATCCCTACAAAATCATCCAGTATCGTATCGATATTGTTACCAAAGTGCCAGCATGGGCCGAAGGTACAATCCAAAAGGGTGTAGAGGTGATCCGTTTGGATGCTGAGACCGTTTTCGTAACTGAGCAAGGACCCGGCCATGGCAAATACCGGTTGGGTGAATCCTACACCAAATTCAAGCGATTCGGAACCCCGGTAGAATTGTTTTAATTTTCGTAAGGTGGCATAATGAACACATATAATATACACGATGATCCAGCTGCATTTTATGATGAGAAGTACATCGGCAAGGTGCTGATGTTGCACCCGGCCGAGTGTATTTTTGAACTAGACGCACCTCGGAAGATTATGCAACGGTTGTCGGTTAGACCTGTAACGGAGTGGCTTAGGTCCGAGCATATTGATGAATTCAGAGAGTGCTGGCATCAGAGCGAGATGTATTGTCCGCATGAAGGCATTGATAGACTGGCTGAGTGCGGTGTAAAAAGTTTAGATTGGGAATTAGCATAATGTATAGAGTTGGCGATTTGATTTTCCGTACGCTGGAAGCACTTTGCATCTATGTCGCAGAACATAGGGGTGAAGATTTTACAATTGAATGGATTACTGAGTATACACTCGGTGACCCGATGGAACAATAATTTGACATTAAATAGTTTTGGGTATACAATAGAGACTTATTCAGTTGAAAGGTATCTATGAAATTCAAAGCAAAAGCAATCAGCACTTTGTACTTTAAAGTTTCTGTAAAAAAGAAGCCCTATAGCAATGAAGAAATTTGTTTACTAATTGCTGCCAGTGATTATACAAAAACAAATTCAAAAGATAAAATAATGCTAGGCAAGACTCTTTACTTTAGAGAGTTGCCGCTCAATGCTGAACAGTCTATAATTGATTGGCATATTGAAAACATCACAAAAGTGAATAACTATTCAGTTTCTCAAGTATTGTAAAGGACCTCAAAATGACTAAAAAAATCTCTATCAAAGTTTTCGCAGACCCGGGTCATGCATGGGCCCGTATCCCCAAAGCAAAGTTGGTGGCGCTTGGTATCGCCGATAAGATTAGTCCTTACAGCTACCAGAACGGCACCAATGCTTTCTTGGAAGAAGATTGTGACCTGTCGTTACTGGTTAACGTACTACGTCAGCGTGGCTATGAGATTAAATTCAACGAAAGCCATGCTAATAAGCAAAGCAAAATCCGTAATTATTCTACATATCGGGCTTGACATTAAATGGTTTTGGGTATATAATACATACTTAGACAGTTAATTAAAGGACTTAGAAAATGACAAATTTCGCAATGTTTACTGACGCTGGTAATGATGCAGTTGGTTCCATCGTAAAGTTGGCAATCAGTCAAAACTTGAGTTGGACTGTTGTTCACGGATTGCTCAAGGCCTTGGCTCAGGACGAGCGTTTTGAGGAAGCTACTGACACCTCTGTGCAGGAAGCAGTATACAAGGCTTGCGATTTTAGTTGACATTAAATGGTTTTGGGTATATAATAGAGTCTTATTCAGTCAACAACAGGAGTTT